TTTTTATCATAATAGTATGCGGTGTCTTCCACAATCAACTTATTTTAAGCGTATTGGAGAAGACACTTTATTTGACTTCGCGCGAGCCACATATGACGACTTACCAGCCTATTATGCTAAAGCTATGACCAGACAAGAAATACGAGAACTGTTTGCTTTTGTCAGAGAAGAGAAACCTGAACTCTTTAAAGATTTTTATGAATTTTATGTTGATAAGATGGAGGGTTAAAATGTCAAAAGAAATTAAAGAATAGATTGACAAATTGAATTTAGAAGTAGAAAATATGGTTGAACCAGAAACTTTTACTCTAAATCCTAGAGTAGTTGCTATTATGTGTCAAATTCACAGATTACAAGAACAGTGCCAACATCATTATGTTGATGGCGCTTGTGAATTTTGTTATGTGGAGGAACCTTAATGGAAATTACGGTAGTTAAAAGAGACGGTACAGAAATGCCTTATGACAGCAATAAAATTTTTCATGCTGTTTGTAAAGCAATTAAAGAAGTAGATGGAGATTTAAGTAGGGGATATTTAGCTTGTAATGTAGCTAGAAGTGTAGATAGCTATATGAAAGAGCATACTGTTGAGTGTATAACTGTTGAAGAAATTCAAGATTTAGTTGAGAACCTATTAATTTATCCAGGTGATTATCCAGAAATAGCTAGAGCATATATTCGTTATCGTTATAAGCGAGAGCTAGCTCGAAATAATTATAAAGAATTGATGGATACCATTGGCGAAAAATTAAATGCAACTAATGTTCAAAATCAAAATGCAAATGTCGATGAGCATTCATTTGGTGGCCGTATGGGTGAAATGAATAGCGCAGTTACACGAAAATATGCGCTTGATTATATTGTAAGTCCTATGGCCAAAGAAAACCACTTAAATAACATGATTTATATTCATGATTTAGACCATTATGCTGTTGGTTCACACAACTGTTTGACAATTCCCTTCGATGATTTATTAGCTAAGGGTTTTAATACTCGTCAAACCGATGTGCGTCCTGCTCAATCTGTTAGTACTGCTTTCCAATTGGTAGCAGTTATTTTCCAGTTACAGAGTTTGCAACAGTTTGGTGGCGTTAGCGCAAGTCATCTTGACTGGACCATGGTTCCTTATGTGAGAAAAAGCTTCACCAGACACATGAAAGATGGTTTAAAATTCTGTGAAGGAAAATCAGACTATAAAATTGAACGCTTCACTAAATGGTTAAAATATGAAAGTGAAGATGGAACACTGCATTTAATCAATGAAGAATTTCAAGAATTACATCCAGAAGCCTGGAAATATGCTCTCGAAATGGTTGAACGCGAAATTTATCAAGCAGTTGAAGCTTTATATCATAATCTTAACACACTCCAATCACGTAGCGGTAATCAACTTCCATTTACCTCTATAAACTATGGAACTTGCACTTTACCCGAAGGCCGCATGGTGACCAAAGCACTGCTTGAAGTATCTATCAAAGGTATTGGCGCACTACATAAGACATCTGTATTCCCTTGTGGAATTTTCCAATGTATGAAAGGAGTAAACCGTGAACCAGGAGACCCTAACTATGATTTGTTCAAACTCGCGTTACGCTCAACCGCGCAACGTCTATATCCCAACTATGCCAATGTCGACTGGTCTGGTAATGCAGGCTATGACCGGAACGATCCACGCACCTACTTCTCTACCATGGGTAAGTGAAAACTACAGCTCATGTAAAATCTTTTGAACCGTGCCCGCGGGTGTCTCGTAAGAGGCTAACGGTTAGGCCTTGCTTGGCAAGATGAGACCGTGCTAAGATTCGTCATAATATTCACTGTGAGGTGATATTATGGAAATATATAAAATAACCAATAAAATAAACGGAAAAGTTTATATTGGCCAAACAATTCGTCCAGTTGAATATCGCTTTCATAGACACATAAATGATGCGATGCATAATATACTTGATACGCACTTCGCGCGGGCCATAAGAAAATATGGTCCAAATTAGTGGCAGTTAGAAGTTATTGATGCAGCAACAACTCAAGACGAATTAAATCAAAAAGAACAGTATTGGATAAAATATTATAATTCCGTGGAAGAAGGATATAATGAAACCAACGCAATAAGTAAATGCGGAGGGAATACTTATCAATCTAAAACGGAAGAAGAATTAAAAGAGATTGGTGAAAAAATACGACAAACCAAAGTTGGTGCTAAAAATCCAATGGCGCGCCGTTTAAGAAGAATAAACATTCTAACCAACGAAGTAAAAATTTTTGATACTATTATTTCTTGCGCTCAAGCTTGTGGTATTAAAAATGGTAAAACTTCTATAACCACTCGATTAAATGGACAAGTGAAAAGTCCATACAAAAATACTTGGATTTTTGAATATTGTGACGAATAAAGTGTATCGACTATCCCTGATGAATGTAAGGGAGTAGGATGTGAGATAGGCACACATCCGAAGCGGAAGACTATGCGAAAGCGTAGAAGATATAGTCAGTGCCGATGGTGACATCGGATAAACACGTGTAGAACAGCTAATGGCTGGGACATCAACGGCCTTGGCCAACTTAAGGATGGCAGAGGTAATATTTGCCCCGTAACTATTATTTTGCCAACTTTAGCAATGATGGCCAAGGAAGAAAAATATGAAGATTTCCCTCAATGCAATCATGAAGAGAGTATAGTTGGCTCTTTTATGAATTTACTTGATGAAAAAATCCACGAAGCAAAAGATATGCTTATTGAACGTTTTGAATGGATTTGCTCTCAATCACCTGAATCTGCTAGATTCATGTATGAAAATGGAGTGATGGCTGGTTATGTACCTGAGGAAGGTATTCGTAGCGCACTCAAGCATGGTACTATTGTTATTGGCCAACTTGGACTAGCAGAAACCCTTCAAATTCTAATTGGGTGTGACCACACCGAAGAAAAAGGTATGGAACTAGCAAAGAAAATTGAAGGTCTATTTAAAAAGCGTTGCGCCGAGTTTAAAGAAGAATATAAGTTAAACTTTGGCGTTTATTATACTCCTGCGGAAAATCTTTGCCATACTGCTTTAAAGAAATTTAAAGAGCGCTATGGTGTTATCAAGAATGTTAGTGACAAGGAATTCTTTACTAACTCCATGCACGTTCCTGTATGGAAGGAAATGAGTCCTTTTGAAAAGATTGATATTGAATCACAGTTAACTGGTTATTCTTCTGCTGGTTGTATTACCTATATTGAGTTAGATAGCGGTATTAAAAATAACTTAGAGGCTCTTGAAACTTTAGTTAATTATGCAATGGACAAGGATATTCCCTATTTTGCGGTAAATGTTCCTAACGACACTTGCTTAGAGTGCGGATATTGCGATGAGTTTAATGACCATTGTCCCGAGTGTGGTAGTGACCATATCCAACAATTGCGTAGAGTGACTGGATATTTAACTGGCTCATATAAATCAGCCTTTAATAAAGGTAAAATCCAAGAAACAGAGATGAGAGTAAAACATGGAGGCGGCTTTTAATGGGCCGCCCCGCTATAGACTTAACAGGCATGGAAATAGGTCGTTTAACGGTTTTGGGCCGAGACTTTTCCAAGCCTTCTGGTGCAGGTAAATCTGTTTATTGGTTGTGTCAATGCGAATGTGGAAATGTATCCTCTGTGAGAATGGATAAATTAAAAAGGGGCGAAATCCGCTCTTGTGGTTGTTTATCCAAAGAAGTACGCACAAATATGTTTCTAAAAGATTTGTCTAATCAAGATTTCGGATATTTACACGTATTTAAGCGAGATAACTCTAAGCCCTCTGGAAGTGGTTGCTTTGCCTATTGGCTGTGTAAATGCAGATGTGGAAATATGGTTTCTGTTAGAGGCGACCATTTAAGAGATGGAACTACTCAGTCCTGTGGTTGTTTAAAATCTTCTGGAGAATTAATTATTTCTACCCTATTGCAAGAAAACAACATCCCATATACAACCCAATATTCTTTTCCGGATTTAAAAGGTGATTACAATGCTTTGCGGTTTGACTTCGCTGTATTCAACGAAGATAAAACTTTAAGCCATCTTATTGAATATCAAGGTGAATAGCACTACAAACCCTGGGGAAATGAAACTTTAGAACGCTTTAACAAAAGAGTCGAATATGATAATAAAAAAGTAGAATATTGTAAAAAGAACAACATTCCTCTAATTATCATACCTTTTGATAAAACAAAAATTGAATTGGAGGACTTGTTGTAATGAGATATGCAGGAATAAATTATAATGATATGTGCGCGGCGCCCGGTGTGTCTGTAACCCTATTTACATAGGGGTGCCCGCACCACTGTGAAGGATGTCATAATCCAGAAACATGGGATTTTAATGGTGGTAAGGATTTTACTCCAGAAGTGCTAAGAAAAATAGTAGCTGGTCTTACTAAGAATGGTATCAAACGAAGTTTTTGTATTATGGGTGGAGAGCCACTATGTGAACAAAATACTTTATTAACTTTAATGACCATTCAATATGTGAAACAGCATTTACCAGAAGTAAAAATTTACCTTTGGACTGGTTATTATTATGAAGAACTATTAAAATCACCAGACCCTAAAATACCTTTGATTTTAAAAGAGGCTGATGTTTTGATTGATGGGCCTTTCATTAATTCTTTAAGAGATATCACTCTTAAAATGCGCGGAAGCTCTAACCAAAATATTATCAATTTAAAGGAGAGCTAATGGAACAAAAAATTGATATTGAGCCAATTAAACTTTCAGATGTTGAAAGAATGGTCGCTTCTGTAAAAAGGAACGTGGGTGACACTGATGTAGATTTGAGTTTTGATTTTATTTTAACTGCTTTCTTTCCAACCTGTTGGAATAATGTGCAAGATGCGTTAAATCGTCAATATACCTTAGGTTATATTGCTGGTATGAAAGAAGCCTATAATTCAAATAATACCGAAGATGATGCTGAATGTTTCTGTGATTAAAATTTGAAAAAGCAGTAAATTTATGATATAATATATATAGAAAATGAGAGAAAGGAGAATTTAATGGAACTAAAATTACCTTCTAACAATATTGTTTCCAACATAAGAATTTACGATTTAGATGAATGCTTCCATGCTGCTGGTTATCCTATGAGAACTTCTACTGAATGGGAAGAAACTCGTGAATCAGAATTAAAACGTGGTACCAATCTTTCCCATGCCGCTGATTGGCAGGGCGCGCATGACCAGTTTCTAACTGGTATTCGAGTTTCTTTTGACCTAACCTTTACCAATAAAGCTTGGGCAGAAGCAGAGCGCTATAGATTTTTAGAGTTTGTTTCTAGTCAGTCCACCATGCACCGTATTACCAAGTTTGACTTGCGTAATCAGTATAACGAGTATGTTGACCCTCGAATCATTGAGATTATGGAGGAAAAGGTAGCTCAGCATAATAAGCTACTTGCTGAATTAGCGCAGACTCCACTGGATGATGAATATAATAGAGAGCGTCTGAAGAAATTAATTACTCAGAAATATCTCGAAATTCTATATTCCAATCCCGCAGGTTTCATGTTAACTGCTCGTCTGACAACTAATTATCGTTGTTTAAAGAATATTTGGCGCCAGAGACGCAATCATCGTCTTCCCGAATGGAGGGCTTTCTGTAAGTGGATTGAAACCCTTCCTTACGCAAAAGAATTAATTTGTTATGAAGAAAAGGAGTAATAAAATGAGTATTAAAGTTTTTCAGACCAATAGTAACGGTAAGATTGAATTCACTCGTAATGAATTGGAAAAGCTTTTGAATGAAATTTATAAGGAAGGTTTCCGTGAAGGCGAAGAAAAGGCCAAGAGTAACCATTGGACTTGGACTGCACCTTCTATCTACACTCCTCCTGGCTATCGTGATTTAACTTTTTACAAAACTGAATCCGATGGCGTTGAAAAGGTTGAGCCAAATATTGTGGTCAATACTGCAGAAGCTAAAACAGACGAACTGAATAAGGGCATGATGTATGGTTGTGGCGGTGTTGGGCTTCAATCTAGGGAATTGGGCACTTTAGTAGATAAGATTTTGGAAGAGGCCTTTGGAGCAACAAGTTCTGAACAGCCACCCCTAAATAAGGCACCAGTAAGCAATATTTTTGCAGACTTGGGAAAGGAAGTGCGTGGTCTGTGAAAATTTTAAAAATCACTGCTGAATACCGTGCAGAATCTGAAGAAGAAGCAAAGCAGATGAATGAAGACTTCAAGGAGGAAGCAAGAAAGCAAGGTTATATTCTTAATTCTTTTGCTTATACCAAAAAAGAAAAGAAGTCTAAAGGCGATGTAATTGACGACGGCTATCTTGTGAAGGTCGTCAAGGTTTATGGAGGTTTCTGGGATGGCCTAGATAATTAATATGAATACCCCTGCCGCAGCACAAAAAGCTGCGGCAGAAATGACAAATAAAATGCAAGAAGCATCTCAAGAAAGAAAAAGTATCTTTGAAGCATTAATGAATGAGATTGAAAAAATCAATCCTTCTCTCGGTGGATTCGAGGAACTTAGCGCTTTGTTGGCAGTGCCCGATGAACACTTTGCTCTTATTGCGCCAATCTTCTTAGATGAGATGTAGAAGTCAATAAATAATATTGACGATAAGTTACTATTAGTTCAAGCAATGAACTTAAATGGTACAAAACTGGAAGAACTGCAAGAAGCATATATAAAGTTGATTGAAAATATTGACAAGCAGTTTGCCGAAGTTGTTTCTGCTCCTAAGCGCGATTTTTTAAAACAGATGCTTGGTATTACTTATAATTGTATTGCTGATGCAGAAGGAATTGCAAAAAGAGTGATTAATGTTCCTATCGAACTAACAAGCGAAAACGCAAAGATGCCTAAATATGCTCACTTAGGAGATGGCGCAGTTGACCTATATTCTCCTGCAGATTATACTATCAATCCTGGTGAG